TAAGGTGCTGCCTATGGTAACCATCTACGCACAGTCCGCAAGCCCCGCCTCGGCCCTAGGAAGCCATCCCTACGGGAACTACGAGGTCACCATCAGCGTCCGGGTCATCTCCTCGGCTGACGACGAAACCCTGGACACCCACCGTACGCGGGTGCAGGAGGTCATCAACGCCCTGGCCGACATTGACGCCCTTAAGGACTTGTGGACGTACTCCACGGACGGCATCCTATACGACCTATTTATCACCGGCGGTGACCAGGAAGGTGAGCATCAGCGCAAGTACGGCAATATGATCGAGTTCACGGCCTTCGTGGCCGCCCCCCCGGCACCTTGACACTTGGCTAAAAACAAAGAACAACTATGGCTCTTACTGCTATCGAATACGGCGTGGCCCTTTTCTACGGGCTTCGGGACAAGACTTCCATCACCTATATGGTTGTCCAGTCCGATGACCTCTCCCAGTCCTTGGCCCTCGACGTCGAAGTCGCGGACGAAGAAGGCCGTGTGATCACCGACCACTTGGACGACAAGCGGAAGGAAATCACCATCGAAGGCGTGCTCAAGATTGCCGATAATATTCCTACTATCGGTACGCAGTTCACCTATAATACGGTTCAGTATATCCTCAAGTCCATCGACGACAAGGGCAGCAACAAGGACTACCGCAAGGTTTCTGTTAAGGGCATCAAGTACCAGGAGATCGCCTAACCCCCACCGGGGTTCCGAGTATGGATGCTCGGTTTATCAACGCCACGATGGTCGGCGGCTCAAAACAACGGGTCGCCGGCTATCGGCTTTTGCCTTTCTGCCTGCGCCACCGCGTCCTGCTGGAAGCCATCGACAGCCCGTTCCTCAAACCCCTCGACCGCGTCATCACGCCTTACGACGTCATCCTGGCCGCCAAGGTCTTGTCCACCTACGACAAGAACGTGCTCAACGAAGAGCTCGGTTTCCGCGATCGACTACGCGTCAAGGCGCTTGAATACGGAAATCGTCTCAAGTCGCTGTATGCCGGCTACATCTACGGCCACATCGTCAACGGCTGCTCCTACCCCAAGACCTGGAAGCAGGAAGGCATCAAGAACGAGAAGATCCCGTGGGTGCTGTCCTGCGTGGCCAACAACGTCCGCAACGGTTTCAGCCTAGAAGAAGCCTGGACTATGCCGGAAGGCGAGGCCGTCTGGTTCAGCGTCTGCCACGCCATCTACAACGGTTCCCAGATTGAGGTTATGTCCACCGACGAGGAAAAAGCCCTCGATGCTTTTGACGACATTGTGAACAAATTCAAGGAGGAAGAAGCCAATGGCCGGTAAGGTAGACGTAACCATCGGGTGCAACTACGAGGACTTCCTCCGCGGCCTTGCCAAGGTCAAGAAGGAGGCTGATTTGACCGTCCTTGAGCAGCGCAAGAAAGACCAAGCCGAGCGTGATGCCCGTCGTGCGGCCGAGCGTGCCGAAAGGGACGCAAAACGAGACGCCATCAACGCGGAGAAAGAGAACGCACGTTCCGCGTCCCGTGCTCAACGCGATGAAGAGAAAAAGGCTGAACGAGAAAAGCGAGATGCCGCAAACAAGGAAAGACGTGAGGCAGAAATCGCCCTTCGAGAAAAGAACCGTCAGCTTAAGGAAGCCCAGATGGCCGAGCGTGAAGCCGCCCGCAACCAAAGACGCGAAGACGAGCTCGCTATGCGTGAGACTCGCCGGCAAATCAAGGAAAAGGAGAAGGCCGAGAAGGAAGCAGCCCGTGCCGCCGCCGCCGCAAAGAACGAAGAAGAACGCAACGCTGAACGGGCCAAGCAGGAGGCCGCCCGAAACGAAAGGCGAGCATTGGCCATTGCTTTGCGTGAACAGCGCCAGCAAGCCAGGGAAAAGGACAAGGCTGATCGCGAAGCCCAAAGAAACGAGGCTAGGGAAAAGCAGGAGGCTGCTCGAAAGGAAAAGAAGGAATCTGAAATTGCCTGGCGTGAAACCCAGCGTAAAGCCAGGGAAAAGGAAAAGGCCGAAAAGGAAGCACAGCGCGTAGCCGAAACCGAAAAGCAAAAGAAATTGGGCATCGCCCAAGGATTCATCAGCGGTGGCGTCACCGGCGGCATCTCCGCTATCGGAGCCGCCTTTGGCCCGGAAGGTCAGATCGTCGCCGAACTGGTCAACAAACTCATCGAAGGGTTCCAGAAGGCAGTCCAGGAAGCCAAGGAACTCCGCAACCTTTCCTACGCCACGGACATCTCCACGGGCGAGCTCCGAAAGATGACCGTCGTCGCCGAACAAGCCGGCATCAGCATCAGCCAGTTCGCCCACGCTGTAGCCGAGTTCAACAAGAATATGGGACGCGCCAAGATCGGCGGTTCCGAGCTGAACAGCCTGCTCAATAAGTTGGGCGTCAGCCAAGAAGAAATCAGCAGCAATTCCTACGACTACAACCGAGCCCTGCGCGACCTTGCGAAAGCCCATCGTGCCGGCACGGACGCCGCCACCTTGGCCTACTACGGCAACTTGATGTTCGGCTCGTCCTTCGAGCAGTTGCTCCCGCTAATCAAGCGTGGCACCGGCGAACTCGACCGAGCCGGAAAAGGACTTTATAAGACTAGCGAAATTGCTAACCAAGAACTTTCCGAGATGTCCGACCGTTGGGACAAGTTCTGGGCCAACTTCAAGAACATCGCCGCTGAAGGTTTTGCGTTCCTAATCGAAGTGGCAAACAGCTTCGCCAACTTACCGCAGATTCCTGCTGCCATCGCTATGGCCAAGGTTGATCCTAGGGCTGCCGCAAAGTACATCAATGAAGAAATCGAAGGTGGCCCGAAGACCAGGGAATTCTACGGAAAGACGGTCGCCAATAGCCTTACAGGTTACCAGAAGATTGATTTCCTAAACGAATTGAACAAGCAAATCTACGGCGAGGCCGGAAAGAAACTTTCCCCGCTTGCGTTGCAGACCGCCCAAGGCGCTTCCTCGCTCCAGCAGATGGGCGGCGGCGACATCGTCTCGGCCGTAGCTTTTTCACCCGCCCAGCAGACCGCCGAGAATACGGCCAAGTCCGCTGAAGAACTTTCCAAAATCCGATATATGGCCGAACAAGAGTCTGGCCGCGGTATTATGATTAATAAGCCCAAAGGCAGCCTTTACCGATCCAAATAAATGTCCAGCACCTCAATCAGATACGGTGATAACCTAAACGATCCTATCATTCAAGCTGGATGGGTTATTGAAACCGATGCTTTTGGACTTATCCAGGCGCGCGTGAATTACAAATGGGACGCCAGCCCTAGTAACATCGAGAATTTCACGTCATTCTTTTACCTGGGAGCCCCTTGCGATATTGCTGGTTGGACTAACCTTGGTATGTCCAAGGCGTCGATGACACGCGAGAAGGGGGACATCCTTACCATCGTAGCAGAGTTTGTAGGCATTGACCCTACGATCAACGAAGGTCTTCGTACGAATCCGATTATGTCTATGTCTGCGGCTTCTTCGTCCGAGGACATCACGCATCATCCTAACTTCTACAAGATCTGTTGCACAAGCATCACAGGTTCATCCAGTCCGCAAATTCCGTTGGCTGGGCCTCCTCCTGCTGCCGGTGGATTTGAGGCTTCGCTTACCGCCAACCCGAACCGAGCCCTTTGGACGCCCCGCGTGCAGAACACCGGCGCCACCAACAACTGCCAGTTCGTGGCCTTCCTGCCCGCCCAAAAGAGCACGGAGCCGGTCAACATCAAGGCCGGCGTCAAGTCGTACTACAAGCCGCAGAACACCATCCGAATGGTGCGCTACTTCAGCACGGAAATCGAAGCCCTTGAGAACGCCTCTTTTGTCGGATGGTTCACAAGCGGAGAATATTTCGGTATGCCAAATGAATACATTGGACTTACCGGTAATCCTTCCGCTCCCATCACCTACTCTGGTGCCTTGACCTATACCAGCGAATATTCGAGCCGTATCAGCAAGAGCTTCCTGCTGACCAGTTACTCTGTCGAGCGATTTGGGAACATCTGGAAGACCTCCGGCGAATTTATGCTTTCCGGCCTTACTGGTTGGGATCCCGACATCTACCCTGGCCCTGTTGAAAGCGTGTCCTAATGGACAACGATTACATCAGTTCGTTCATAGACTACATTTATGGCGACGCCAGAATGTCTCGCCAAATGCCGAGCAATGGCGTGCTCTATGATGCAAACGCAGGCGGCAATTCCCTGTCTCTGCCCGCTGACGTATACGAACCAGGCGTCAGCGATTTCCTCGTCAACATCAATGGCAACGGCTCGGACTGGACGGTGAACGTCGCCAAGGGTACCGTCCTTTACCGAAGCAGCCCAAACGCCGTCAGCGGAGGTTGCCTCCGTGAATTCCTAATCCGAGGCTTCGCGGTCTGGCCCACGGATTCGCTCACACACGGCGACTATGACGATACCCCTTGGGTCGAGAAGGGCGGCTATTGCACGATCAAGCCAGCCTCCGAAGGAGGTTATAACCAGTATGGCGTTTATCTCATCGCCAACCAATACAAGCTGACCAGCGGCGCTCTGGACG